AATTAGATGGTTAAGATTAACTATAATAGTGCTTTCCCCGATCAGGTGGTACCTGAAGAAGAGAAAAAATCTAGAGATTATGGGTTACAAGTAGCGCAAGCCATTGAACATGAATGGTTTAGAAACTCCAGCGGTCAAAACCGTTTTATTAGTAATTTTCAAAATTTTAATAGATTAAGATTATATGCTAGAGGAGAACAACCTGTTCAAAAATATAAAGATGAATTAGCTATAAATGGTGATTTGTCTTATCTTAACTTAGATTGGAAACCTGTTCCAATTTTATCTAAATTTGTTGATATTGTTGTTAATGGTATGACTGATAAGGGTTATGAAATAAAATCTTATGCTACTGATCCATTTGCTACAAAACAAAGAACTAATTATGCTTCTAATGCTTTAAGAGATATCCAAAATAGAGCAGAAATAGAACAATTAAACCAATTAACTGGAAGAAATTTTTATTCTTCTGTAGACCCACAATCTTTACCTGAAGATCAAAATGAATTAGATCTTTACATGCAATTAAATTATAAACAAAGTATAGAAATTGCAGAAGAAGAAGCTATTAACAATATTTTAGATTATAATAAATATGATGAAACTAAAAAAAGATTAGCTTATGATTTAACTGTATTAGGTATTGGATGTGTAAAAACTAATTTTAACTTATCTGAAGGAGTAACTGTAGAATATGTAAACCCGGCTAATATAGTATATTCATATACAGATGATCCAAACTTTGAAGATATTTATTATGTAGGTGAAGTTAAAAATATGTCTTTATCTGAACTTAAAAGACAATTTCCTGCGCTTACAGATAGTGAATTAGAAGAAATACAAAAATATCCTGGAAGAAATTCTTATGTAGAAAACACTTGGTGGGGACAAGAAACCCAAGATCAAGTACAAGTTTTATATTTTGAATATAAAACATATCAGGATCAAGTTTTTAAAATAAAACAAACAGAACAAGGATTAGAAAAAACATTAGAAAAACCAGATACTTTTAATCCTCCACCTAATGATAATTTTGAAAGAGTTGCAAGATCTATTGAAGTCTTATATTGTGGAGCAAAAGTATTAGGGTTAGGAGGTAATTTACTTAAGTGGGAATTAAGCGAAAACATGACAAGGCCTTATAGTGATACTACAAAAGTAAATATGAATTATACTATTAGTGCGCCGAGAATGTATCAAGGTAGAATTAATTCTATAGTAGAAAAAACAATTGGTTTTGCTGATATGATTCAATTAACGCATTTAAAACTACAACAAGTATTATCTAAAATGGTTCCTGACGGCGTTTATTTAGACGTAGATGGTTTAGCTGAAGTAGATTTAGGAAATGGTACAAATTATAATCCAGCTGAAGCTTTGAACATGTATTTTCAAACTGGTAGTATAGTCGGAAGATCTTTAACACAAGATGGAGAATTAAATAGAGGTAAAGTACCAGTTCAAGAATTACAAACCTCTAATGGTATGGGTAAAATTCAATCAATGATTCAAACTTATCAATATTATTTACAAATGATAAGGGATGTTACCGGTTTAAATGAAGCAAGAGATGGTACTATGCCAGCAAAAGATTCTTTAGTTGGTTTACAAAAATTAGCAGCTGCTAACTCAAATACAGCTACAAGACATATTTTACAATCCTTAATGTATTTAACTATAAGAACTTGTGAAAATATAAGTCTTAGAGTTGCTGATATGTTACAATTTCCTCTTACTCAACAAAGTTTAATGACTAGTATTAATACTTTTAATACCCATACGCTTAATGAAATAAATAAATTAAGTTTACATGATTTTGGTATATTTTTAGAATTAGAACCTGAAGAAGAAGATAAAACTAATTTAGAACAAAATATTCAAATGGCATTACAACAACAAAATATAAGTTTAGAAGATGCTATAGATTTAAGGGAAATAAAAAATATTAAATTAGCAAATCAAAGTTTAAAAGCTCGACAAAAGAAAAAACAAGAATTAGAAAGAGCTCAACAATTAGAAAATATAGAAGCTCAAGCTGCTGCTAACGCAGAGTCTGCTGAAAAAGCTGCTATGGCTGAAGTACAAAAAAATCAAGCAATGGCAGAAACAGAAATTCAAATTGAACAAGCAAAATCTCAATTTGAAATAGCTAAAATGGAAAGAGAGGCTGAAATAAAAAAACAGTTAATGGCTGAAGAATTTAATTATGATATGGAGTTAGCTCGACTTCAAGGTCAAGTACAACAACAAAAAGAAGGGGCAATAGAAGATCGTAAAGATCAAAGAGTAAAAATACAAGGTACACAACAAAGTGAACTAATAGATCAGAGACAAAATGATCTTTTACCTAAAGATTTTGAATCTTCAGGTAATGATAACCTAGATGGATTTGGATTAGAACAATTTGGACCATCTTAAAATCAATTAATTTTATATTATTATATTATGTCAAAAAAAGAAAACCCAATAAAAGAAAAAGTATTAGAAAAAGTAGAGGAGGCTAAAGCAATAGTAGAGCCTACTACACAAGAACCTACTAAAGAAGAAGGTAGTTTTAAAATAAAAAAAGTAATTAAACCTAAACAATTAGGTGAAGATAAAGTTCCTGAAATAACAAAAGTAGATTTAACTAAACCAAAAAACGAAGAAAAAGATGCCATTCCAGTCGGAGAAACAAAGAAGGTGGATGTGGGCGAACAAACCGGAGATAGCGCTAAGGTGGACGAATCGATATCAAAGTCCAGCGAAGTTTCTGAAACTCAAGAAGAAAAAATAGAATCTGATTCACCATTACAAGAAATTACTGATGAAGAAGATAATTCTAACCAAACAGGAGTGGATGGAAGCTCTGAAACTACCACTACCTCATCGAAACAAGAAGAAATATTACAGGAAACTGAAACACAAAAGTTACCTGAAAACATAGAAAAACTAGTAAAATTCATGGAAGAAACGGGTGGAACCGTTGAAGATTATGCAAGATTAAATGCTGATTATAGTAATGTAAATGAAGAATTATTATTGCATGAATATTACAAAAAAGCTAAACCTCATCTAAACGCCGAAGAAGTAAACTTTATTATTGAAGACACTTTTAAGTATGATGAAGAGGTGGACGAAGAGCGAGATATAAAAAAGAAAAAACTCGCTTATAAAGAAGAAATTGCGAAAGCTAAAAACTTTTTAGAGGATCTTAAAATTAAATATTATGACGAAATCAAGTTGAGACCCGGCATAACACAAGACCAACAAAAAGCAATGGACTTTTTCAATCGCTACAACGAAGATCAAGCAGCAAATCAAGCTAAACATGAGAGATTTGTATCTAAAACTAAAACACTTTTTAACGAAGATTTCAAAGGTTTTGATTTTAAATTAGGAGATAAAAAATTTAGATACGGAGTAAAAGATCCCTCAATGGTTGGTGATAATCAAAGTGATATATCTAATTTTATTGAGAAGTTTCTTAATAAAGATGGAGAAATACAAGACGCACCTGGTTATCATAAAGCTTTATATGCAGCGCGAAATGCTGACACTCTAGCTAATCATTTTTATGAGCAAGGTAAAACCGATGCTATTAAAGAACAGTTAGCAAAATCTAAAAATATTAGTACTGAACCCAGGAAAACAGCTTCAGGAGAAGTATTTGTAGGTGGATTAAAAGTAAAAGCAATTAGTGGACTTGATTCTTCAAAACTGAGAATAAAAAAGAAAACGTTTAATTAAAAATTAATAAATAAATTATGGGAATTTTAACTCCACAATTTGGTTCAATAGTTCCTGCTCCTAATCAGCAGCTATTAGCCAGTAATTACCTATCTTTTACAGATGGTAATAATGATTTTGCTCAGCAATATCTACCAGAAATATATGAACAAGAAGTAGAGAGATATGGAAATAGAACTCTATCTGGTTTCTTACGTATGGTAGGTGCTGAAATGCCTTTAACTTCAGATCAAGTTGTTTGGTCAGAACAAAACAGATTACATATAGCTTATGATGGCGTAGCTAATGGTTGCCCTGGTAATTGTGATACTCTTACAATACCTGCACCAACAGCTCCAGGCGTTACAAGAAATGTAATTTCACCTGGTCAAACTATCGTTGCGATGGACAGTGCAGGTAATGAATTAAAATGTGTTGTATTAACTTCACAAACAGCAACAGGTGTACTTACGGTTGCTCCTTATACAGCTCAAACTTTAGCTAGTTTAGGTGCTACTGTAAAAATATTTGTATTTGGTTCAGAATTTCAAAAAGGTGCTGCAACAAGTAATGCAGTTGCTGGTTTACAAACAGGAAATTTAGCTAACCAACCACAAATTACTATTACTCCAGCTTTTCAACAATATAACAACTCACCAGTTATTATCAGAAATGTTTATACAATAAACGGATCAGATATGGCTCAAATAGGTTGGGTTGAAGTTGCTACAGAAGATGGAACTACTGGTTATTTATGGTACTTAAAAGCAGAATCTGAAACTAGATTACGATTTGAAGATTATCTTGAAATGGTATGTGTTGAAGGTGAACTTGCCGCAAACATTGGAGCTGGTGATGCATTCGCTGCTGGTTACAAAGGTACTGAAGGTCTTTTTGCTGCAATCTCTTCAAGAGGTAATGTAGAAGTTGGATTTGCTGGCGCTGCTGGTATAGATGACTTTGATGAAATACTTAAAAACCTAGATACTCAAGGTGCTATTGAAGAAAATATGTTGTTCTTACAAAGATCAACTGCATTAGAATTTGATAACATGCTTGCTAATGTATCTTATGGTGCTAACGGTGGTACTGCTTATGGGTTATTTGAAAACTCAGAAGAAATGGCTTTAAATCTTGGATTTAGCGGTTTCAGAAGAGGTTCTTATGACTTTTATAAAACTGATTGGAAATACTTAAATGATGCTTCTACAAGAGGTGCTGTTTCAGGTACACAGTCAATTGAAGGTGTTTTAATACCAGCAGGTACTTCAACAGTTTACGATCAAATTTTAGGTACTAACATCAGACGACCATTCTTACACGTTAGATATAGAGCTTCTCAAACAGAAGACAGACGTATGAAGTCTTGGTTAACTGGATCAGCTGGAGGTGCTTACACTTCTAATCTTGATGCAATGGAAGTCAACTTCCTTTCAGAAAGATGTCTTGTAACTCAAGCTGCTAATAACTTTGTGTTATTTAAAGGTATTTAATCCTATGAAACCAAAAGGGATTTAATATCAGTAAAGATGGGGCATCTTCGGATGCTCCACCTCTTTACTTTAACTATTTAATTATATTATATCATGGCAAAAAAAATAAAAAATGAAGAAGTGGTTGTAAATGAACCTACAACGGTTATTGAACCACCTAAAAAAGAAAAAATAACTCCCAAAAATAATTGGGAAGTAAAAGATAGAACATATATTTTAACAGGAAATAAAACTCCTCTAACATATAAAATTCCATCTAGGCATACTACAAGACACGCTCTTTTGTGGTATGATTCAAAAACTAGAGAGCAAAGAGAAATTAGATATGCGACTAATCAAAATTCTCCATTTAAAGATGAACAAAAAGGAGAAGCAACTTTAGGACATATTGTTTTTAGAGATGGCTCATTATTAGTAAAAAAAGAAGACGAAGCATTACAGAAGGTATTATCTTTATATCATCCATTAAAAGGAAAAAGATATAGAGAGGTAGATGAAGTTATACAAGCTCAAGATGAGTTAATAGATTTAGAATTAGAAATCGATGCATTAAATATGGCTAGGAATATTGATATAGATCAAGCTGAAGCTATATTACGAGTAGAAATGGGATCTAAGGTATCTGAGATGAGTTCTAAAGAAATTAAAAGAGATTTGTTAATGTTTGCTAAAAAGAATGCGAAATTGTTCTTAGATTTAGCTAATGATGAAAATGTACAATTACGAAATTTTGCAATAAAAGCTACAGAAGCTGGAATTATAAAATTAAGTTCAGATCAAAGAACATTTATGTGGTCATCTAATAACAAAAAATTAATGACTGTTCCATTTGATGAACACCCATATTCAGCAATGGCTCAATTCTTTAAAACTGACGAAGGCTTAGATGTCTTTAAATCCATAGAGAAAAAACTTTTTTAATCTATATTAATAAGGGAGGCTCTCGGGCCTCCTTTTATTATAATACAAAAACAAATGGCTATAAACGTAAACACGGTATATGAAACTGTTTTACTTATCTTAAATAAAGAACAAAGAGGTTATATAACACCTACAGAGTTTAATAGTTTAAGCACTCAAGTACAGCTAGAAATATTTGAAAAATATTTTGAAGATATTAATCAACTAATAAGAGTGCCTCAAACAGATACTGATTATGCGGATAGAGTAAAAAATCTTGATGAAAAAATGAATATATTTAAAACCGTTGGAGACGCGGTATATATTTCTACAACACCATCAGGCACAAATAATACAGTATCTTATTGGACTCTTCCTGCTTTAGATATATTTGGTCAAGAAGTTGTTTTTTACAGACTAGGTTCTGTTATATACAACGATGAAATTGAAATACAACGACTAGATAGAACTGAATTCTATCAAATTAAAAAATCTCCCCTCACTAAACCTTCCAAAACTTTTCCCGTTTATCTTTTTGAAAATAATAGACTATATGTTCAACCTGAAACTATTATAACTCAAGGAGATATAAAGGTAGATTATATTAGAAAACCTATTCCTCCACGGTGGGGATTTACTGTAGGTACATTAGGTCAATATACTTATAATGAGGATCCTTATAATGTAAGTACTATGCCTACGGGTTCTACTAATTTTGAACTTCATGATTCTGAGCAAACAAATGTTATATTACAAATTTTAAAATATGCAGGCATAATAATCGAAGATCCTCAAATAATAGAAAGTGCAACACAACAAGTTGCGGTTAACGAACAAAATGAAAAAATATAATAAGCAATGTCACAACCAGATGGAGGATTAATTACAGAAAAAAATTCGCAATATTATGCAGGGGCTCAAATGTTTGTTGCAACAACAGACCAAACTACTTTTACTGCAACATTTAATACGGATATAACATTTGGTAGTTACGATCCTGGGTCTCCAGATTATAATATAAACAATTTTAGATTATATACAAGTTTAACGGGTAATCCAGGAACTTTTACAGAGTACACTACAACTTATAGTGTTTTAAGAAATGTTTTTACCTTACCTGCTCAAGCGGCTGGTACTTATGTAGTTATACAACTATTAACTGAAACTGGTGGACAATTTGGAGATAAAAATGCTTATGGAAAAACAACACAAGAGAATTATAATAGCTATTCTTATATAAAAGTAGAAGATTTAGTTAATAATTTTTTAGTTGCATATGTAGGAGAAGGAAAATTAATACCAAGTGTAAAAAGAACAGACGTAATTTTTCATACAAAAAGAGCGCTGCAAGAATTTAGTTATGATACATTAAAAAGTATAAAATCACAAGAACTAACTATTCCTTATCATTTAAGTGTTCCAATACCCCAAGATTATGTAAACTATGTAAATGTATCGTGGGTTGATGAGGTTGGTATAACACATATAATCTACCCAACAAGTTTAACAACAAATCCTTATACTAAACCTATTCAAGATTCAGAGGGAATTCCTACTCAAGATAATTTAGGTCAAAACTTAACAGGAACTTCTATTACAGAGGAAAGATGGGATAGTCAAAATACAGAACTGTTACAAGAAATAAGAGATGATATTACAGGAAGATTAATTGCAGATGGACTATATGGGTGGTATGGTAATTGGTTTTATGGTTATGGTCAACGCTATGGAATGCAACCTGAAACTTCTCAAATAAACGGTTGGTTTACAATAAATGAACGTAACGGAACTTTTGGGTTCTCAAGTGATTTAAAAGATAAAATAATAGTTTTAGAATATATATCTGATGGGTTATCATATGAGAAAGATATGAGAGTACCTAAGTTAGCTGAAGAAGCTGTTTATGCATATTTAAGTCATGCTATTTTAGCTACGAGAATAAACCAGCCAGAGTATATAGTTCAACGGTTAAAAAGAGAAAAAAGCGCTAAATTACGTAATGCAAAAATACGATTATCAAATCTAAAATCTAATGAGTTTGTTCAGGTTATGAGAGGTAAATCTAAATGGCTTAAATTTTAAATAAATGGCAGAAGCTAAAAATTCTTTTATTAAATCCAAAATGAATAAAGACCTAGATGCTAGGTTATTACCAAATGGTGAATATCGTGAAGGAATTAATATACAAGTAAGTAAATCAGAAGGTGCCGACGTGGGAGCGTTAGAAAATGTATTAGGTAATCAAGCATTAGTTGATTTAAAAACCTTAAGTGGTTGTAATTGTAATTTAACCACTATAGGTTTATATACTGATGAAGTTAATAATAATATTTATATATTTTTAACTGATTATAATCCTACGCAATCTAGTGATTACAATTTGCAAGCATTAAATTATTCTAATACCGCCAATAACTATATTTATGTTCATAATATATCTAGTAAAATAACAACCGAACTTGTTAAAGGAGCATTTTTAAACTTTGCTACTACACATCCTATAATATCTGTTAATTTATTAGAGGGCATATTATTTTGGACAGATAACAGAAACCAACCACGTAGAATTAACGTAGAAAGAGCTACTACTCCTAATTATTATACTACTGAAGATCAAATCTCAGTTGCTACTTATGCTCCTTTTCAACCCATTCAATTGTATAGAAGAAGAAACGGGGCTTTTTATGTACAAGACACTCAACCAGAAGGTCAAAATTATAATCCATATTTTACGTGGAATAATAATGTAGTTCCAGTCTGGCCTAATGGAGGTGCTGCTATTACAGATGGAATAACCACTACGGGTGCTACTAAAATAAAAATATTACCAGATTATAGAGAAGGTTTAGCTAAAGATTTTAGTCCTCAAGATACAAAAGTTTTAGTAGGCGCTGTAATAACAGCTTTAGATCCCAGTACTGGGGCTCAAATAGCTGCTTTTACTGCCGACACAGTTTTACAAGTTTTTGATACAACTGCGAATGAAGCTGATTTAATTTTAAAATCTAATTTAGGTGCAGGTAATCCACCGGCTCCAACTATTTTAGATATTCCTAGTGGAAGTATTTTATGTTTTAATGAAAACGTTGTTCCAGGAACTTCTTCTCCTTTAACAGGGACAGATCAATGGGTCACAAGTATGGAAGACGCTAGTAATCCTATGAACCCTGGTTCAGCAACCACTTATAATGCTGATTATCCTGGCCTTACTGAAAACCCAAACTATAATCCTAAATTTAACGGAGATCCTGATTTTTTAGAAGATAAATTTGTAAGATTTAGTTATAGATTTAAATATGAAGATGGTAACTATTCTATAATGTCACCATTTACACAGCCTGCTTTTATACCAAAACAAGATGGATATTTTTTAAATAATATTTCTCCAACTGGTATGACAACAGATGAACAAGCAGCATATAGAAGCACTGTTGTTGGGTTCATGGAAAACAAAGTAAATAATATTTATCTACAAATTCCTCTTCCTTTAGATAAAGATAATAATGGGGTTCAAGCTAATCAACTTTTTAACTCACTTAAGATAGATGAGATAGAGATTTTATATAAAGAATCAGATTCATTAGCTGTACAGGTTGTAGATACCGTTCCCCGAGAAGGTACAACAGG